TAAATTTGAAGAAGATCCGAGGTATATTCTTTCGTTATTGTGACCTATATACACCTCATATACGCCATGACGAAATATAATACCAGGAACGCCATATCTATTATTTTTTTGCAATTTTCTATTTGAATTATTTTCTTCCCTTGAACAGAATCTTAAATTCGATTTTCTACAGTCTGATTTATCCCCATTCTTATGATCAACCATAAAGTTATTATCCAAGTCATTCATAATCAATTTATGTAATGCGATATGTTTATCTGAATTCTTTTCCCTTGCATAAACATATCCAGTATGATGTACAGACCAACAATAGTCTTTCACTAAATCATAACAATCGGAATCGATCATTATCTCATTATCATTAGAATCATATAAATATGTAATGCCTCCATCGACTTTAAATTTATTCGACTTTGAATTAGATTTTTTAAAACGTTCTCCTACTGTATCTTTCGTTTCTTGCCATCTACACCCGCATGATGTTGTTTTACCTTTTTTCAATTCTTGACCACAAGCAACAACATCTTTTGTTCCGCAATCACAATCGCAACACCAGCATACTCTTGGGTGCCCACCGGAAGAATATCTATCTTTTGCTCTATACTTAACCGTCAGTCTGCCAAATTTTTGACCTGTTAAATCGACCAATCTACCTATTATTTTCACCGTCTTTCATTAGTACAAGGGCTTGAAGCCCTCGTACTTAAAGAATGCTGTCATCATCAACGACTTCTATAAATCATCATCGTCGAATAAATCTTCAACTCCATCTGGAAGAGTTTCTTCGATTGGTCTGATAACCATGTCTTCTGCTGTATAAACAGTTTCCTGTCTACCTTTTGTGAATCCCCTTGCTGGTTTTACAAATTCATATTCACGGATTCGTTCACCATAAACACTTCCTCCAAGTTCAGCCCTAATATCATCCATTGTAATAAGACCACATTCAAGATCATCTCTCTGTTCATCTGCAAGCATATCCTCTGTGATTTCTGTTTTCTGTGCGCCGTTCAACATATTCACTACGACTCCGTACTCTTTGATAGATTCATCGTCTACTGCAAATTTATGTTTCAGCGACTCTACTCTACGTTTTGCTTTCTGATCCGCGTCGTCTCCCGGAAGTGGGATTGTCACAGTAACCGGAACCGGGATATTACCTCTTCTGTTATTGTCGTATTCCATCATCCATCCATTTACGTAATATTTCTTCTTCTCGTCTGCACTCATTGTGTCAAGACTCTCACTATT